CTCTATTCTCTTTATTCTAAATAATCTGAAAGTTATAATTAGGGTAGGTAAGTAAGCGTTAAAATGGCGGACCCTGCAGCTGGAACAACTAAAGCGACAGCTAAGAAGAACGACGATTCTGTTTATGCAGATGACGAATTGGCAGGTGTCGGTACTGGTTACGAGACCGCAGATACGGCTGCTAATGCGGTGACTGCGCCCAAAGGTATTAATAGTGAAAACATGAATACACCGACTAACCCAGTGGGTTATGGTAATGAGACTACAGACTCAGACGGCAATAAGATCTATACAGGTTTATTTAACTTTGACAAAGCGTTTAAGACGGTAAACGCTTGGGATCCTGGTGATGATCAGATGGCTAATGCCGCTCAAGCAGGCATGATGCTGGACTATGTCCAAAGTGGGATGGATAATCTTGCTGCAAAGGACATGGCGTATACCAATGCTGCCCTTGCTACTGGGCAGATGGTGGATGCTGCGAACCTAGAAATGCGCAACACTGCGCAAACTATGTATGACCAGTTCCAATACAACACGCGGAACAAGGGATTTGAGTTCGATCTGCAAACTGAGTTTGCTAATAATCAAGCCAATCGCGATCGGAAGACGATGGCTCTAGCTGGTGATATCCAGCAAAATCAAACCTTACTCGAATCAGAAGCCCAACTCCAACAAATGGAGGAAGCTGGTTATCAGCAAAGAGAGACCGCCGCAATCCAAGGCTATCAGGAGCGTGAAACTCTTAAAGAAGCAGGAACTCAGGATATCCTGCGTGCGGATGCACAGGCAAAGGCTCAGGCATTTGTCACACAGCAACAAGGCAAAGAAGAACGTGCCAACATTGGACAACAGAGCGTTGCTGACATTGCTTTAACAGAGGCCCAGGCACAGAACACAATTGACCAACTTAAGGAGACTGGTGTTCAAGCACGGAAGGGCTTACAGGAAGAGGGAGCACAGAGGCGCTTAGGCATTAGGGAACAGGCTGTCGCTGACCTAAATATGGTCACAGCTCAAGGAAAAATTCAACGAGCTGGGATGCAGACAGAGGCTGATCAGGATATCCGCCGTATCGATGCCCAGGCCCTTGCAAGTGAATATACAGGTGCGGCACAAGGTAAGCAGGACCGTGCGCTTGAGAAGCAGCGTAGTGACAGAGATTTAGCCAACCTCGCTCAGGGTGGTACTCAGGCACGCATGAATATTCAGGAGCAGAATATTGCTGACATGAATATGGCGCAGGCTGCTGGAGCACAGCGGCGTCTGGACTATGCAGCCAAGGGTGATACTGACATCAAGACGCTCGACGCAAAGGCACGGGCTGATGCGTATGTAACAAAGGCTGCTGGCACTCAACAACGTGAGGGTATTAAGGAGCAGAATATTGCTGACATCATGCTGGCCGAGACTACTGCCCAAAACACCCTCGATCAGATCGTTGCTGGAAGTGACGCATCCGTAAGAAACATTGGAGCTACTGGATCACAGGCACGTCAGAATATTCAGGAGAAGAATATTGCTGACATCAAGCTGAGCGAGACCCAGGGCGTCCAGGGTAGGAAGACCATTGAAACAACGGGTGATCAGACTCGAAGAAATATTTCTGCGCAGAACGCTGCCGATCGAAGTGTTATTGGTGCCAAGGGCGAACAGGACGTAAGGAAGATTCGTGAATCCGGCGACCAGAGCTATCGGTTGCAGGATCTGGGTGGTACGCAGGCGGTCGAGCAGATCCAGGCACGCGGCACTGAGAACAAAGCATTCCAGAGCATTGTTGGGGACCAGGCCATCGCTCAGATTGGTAAGCGAGGGGAAGTAGAGACTGGACTGCAGAGCCTGCGGGGTACTCAGCAGATTGACCAGATGAAGGAAGGAGGCAGTCAGACAAGGCTGACCATTGGCGCGAAGGGTAAGGAGGACCGTGCACTGCAAAACAATGCTGCACGCATCGAGGCTGCAAAGCGTGCTGACCAGGCCCGTTATTCCAAAGGTCTAGCGAGGTCCTTCTAATGAGCACAGCAACTAAAGCCACTAACGGTAAGGTCTATCTGAATAGCGTTGATCAGTGGCTGGATACTCTGCCTGCTGCAGAAGCGGAGAACTTCCAAGAGTTTGCTGAAGTCACACCATCTGTTATCGAGATCTGGGTATACGCAGGTGTACTCAAGTATCCTGGTAGATTTAATGATATGGCCCGTTGGGTCAAGCTGAAATACAAGAAACTGAACCGACGTGAAATACTTAATAGCGAAATTGCTGCTCTTCACTCCGATATACAGGAACTTAGAATGGCGGTTACCTCCGGTGAAATCAAGGGAAGCGACGGCGCTCAGCGTCTTGCGGCACTTGAAAAGGAGTTACGGTCGCACATTGAGACGAGTGAAAAGATGAATAGAAGCACGGATAAACGTGGTTTGATCCTTGCTGGAGCAGATCGCGTGATGCGTGAGCTATCCAATATTTTCAAAGACGATCCACAGTTCGCTGAGCCAATTGAAAATGCAGTGAATGCGATATGGGCGAAGATCTACAGCGAGATTAGTAACACCTAATGTACATACCAGAGCTCGAACTTCCACCAACAGAGAGCTTATTGGCTAAGTCGATGAGCATGGCAAACAGGCCTGCCACTCGCATGCCTGGATTACGGGCCGGAGACGCAGGCAGCGCCTCGATAGCGACAGGAAGAAAGGAAGCCGCAGAGCAGTTAGCTGATGAGATGCGAATTGCCTATGCCATCTCCAGAGCTCAGGCACATCAATCAAAGATGCAAGCCAGGAAGCAGAATAGAGATTCTCAGAGAAGAGCAGAGAAACGTAGACTTAGGTAACACCTAAATAGAGCATATGAGTATTCCAAGCATATCTTTGGCTTATCGCAGATCAGCCTTAATGACTGCGACGAAGGTTACTACCAAGCCGCCGTCAAAGGAAGTTTTACAAGCGCGTGATGACTTTGCGGCGTTCTGCAAACAGATGGGAAAGCCTGCTGCAAGGCATATGTTGGAGTGGCACAACGAACTATGTACTGGGAAAGATAGTGAATGTCTACTAGGAATCGGAGGGCAAAATACATCGATCCTCGCACCCCGTGGATCTGCAAAGAGCACTGTCCTTGGTTTGTTTGCTGCTTGGATGATTGGACGACATGCAGCTGCGAAGAAAATGCTGCGAATCCTGTACATCGCTTACATGGTAGATATCAGTAGAGCAAAGTCAGCAACGATAAAAGGCATTCTCACATCTAACAAATACAGGGAAATCTTCCCTATGGTTAGGTTGTCGAAGATTAGGAGATCAGATGAATACTGGAGTATTGACTATGAGTTTGCGGGAATTGATACAGCTGGTGAAGAGGCATTCACCATTGCGTGTGGCGGTCTCAAGGGAGCTATTACTTCCAAACGGTCGCAACTTGTGCTTATCGATGACCCTATTAAATCCGCTGCGTCAATCAATAATCCTGACATTAGAAGGGAAATGGAGCAAACGTGGTCCAATGTCATTGCGCCAACAATGTTCCAAGGTGCAAGGGCGATATGCCTTGGCACCCGTTTTCACTTTGACGATGTGCACGCCACGCTATTCGTTCCCAAGAACAATTGGAAACAAGTAGTTCAACAAGCGATCATCACAAGCGAGGACGGTAGACAACGATCGTATTGGCCGGAATTTTGGTCGATGAAGTATCTCAAGGAACGGAAGTCTGAGGATAGGGTTGCCTTTGCCTATCAGTATATGAATACGGCAGTGCAGTCGAGTGAGGTTGGAATCAGTCCAGATCTAATTATCAAGGGAGAGGTTCCGGATGACTATGACTGCCTGGGGGTTGGAATTGATTTGAGCTCTGGCATCAACGAGAAGAATGACTGGACTGTTTTTACGCTTGGGGGAATCAGTAATGGAAAGATCTATTTGATCGATCAGCGACGATGCAGATCGATGGGAAACATCGAGAAGATGGATACATTATGTGAAATGTTGGTCGACTGGAATATTCTAAATGTCAATGAAGATGACCAATTCTTTCCCACTATGTGTCCGTGCATGATATGGCCAGAAGCGGTGTCATATCAGTCGTCCTTTGAGGGAGACTTTAAGAGGATTATCTTTGAGGATCGTGCTTTATATAACCTAAGTATTTCGCCTGTCAAAGGTTTTAGAGGTGACAAGCTTGCGCGATTGCGTGGTGTGCTTGGTTTATTTGAGAATAAGAAAGTGATTTGGAATAAGTGGCGTAAGTGGGAGGTTCTTGAAGAAGAGCTTCTTAACTTTGGCCACTCTTCTCACGACGATACAGTTGACTCAATGGTTTTAACGATGGGGGGATTGTTGAGAAGGGGTTCGTTACAATTAGAGTACAGTAATAATAGTGTGGAGCTGTAATTAAATATGTCTGAAGAGAGGTGGAGTAAGTTAAGCGCTAAAGAGAAGGCGATGTTTGGAAATAGTAAATCTACTTTCCAAGCTGCTAAGGATGCTGCCAGGGCAGGTGGTGGAGATGTAAATCGATCAAAGAGTATTAGGAACTTTATACCTAAAGCTTCACCGGCACCTTCCCCTTCACCTTCACCTTCCCCTTCACCTTCACCCTCTCATAGTCAAGCCGCAGCACGGGCGCAAACATATCAAGCACCTACTAATATTCAAAATTACGACCTGACAGCCTATGGCAAGGGTTCTCATAAAGGGGCAAACAGGATTAGTGGTGCAGATATTCGCAAGATGCAGGAGAGTGGTTATGCCACTTCTGACATCATCAAGTTTGCAGAAGGTGCTATAGCAGGTGGCTCCAAGTATGGTCAAAATACTTTGAATAAACTTGCAAAATTGAAAGCTCAACAAGCTGCGAATCCAGCACCAACACCTGCACCTGCACCACCGCCACCAACCTTTGCCAAACCGCCTCAGCAAAACAGTGGCAGCGGCTTCACGCCTCAACAGAAGGCTGATCTAGCTAAAAGTTTCATTGAATCTGGAAACGATAGTACAAACAGCGAAGTTACTATTGGAAGTGGTCCAGGCACCAATATTAGTAAGATCAATAAGCAGCTTGCTATCGATACTGGAGATATCGATATTCAAAATAGTAATGTTCAGGGCAATGTAATTACCGGAAATTATGAAGAAGATAACAGCATGACTGCTGTCAGCGGTCAAGGTTTCTTGAAGAACTACATGGATAACGTAGCTCCATCAATTGATGATGGTGAGGCAGTGGACCTGACGCTACCTCCAGCCGCTCCGACGGGCTCTGGTCTCAACATAAGGGACGAGAATAATCAGTACGCGCAGGATACTGGTGATATTCGTGTTATGGATAGCACTATCAATGGATGGTTAGTATCAGGCAATGCCAATATTGATAATAGTCTTACAATCTCCTCGCAAGGCGGTGGTGGTGCCGGGCCAGGATTTAACAATATGCAATCCGCACTTTTATACAATGCTCTAGACGATAGAGATCAGAGAATTCGTGATCTGAGTGGCAAAACTGGATCTCGTATGGCCGGAAGTGTACTTGCCGGAGTAGGTAAGGGCACTGACTTTAACCCACAAGAGAAAATTGACAACTACTATGACGCCGTACAGAAGTCTCTTGGATATAACACCGCAAAAGCAAACTCCATAACTGGGCTCCTATACGGTGATCTCTGGAACCCAAGCATGACTGGTATGGAATGGAAAGTACCTAAAGAGAACGAAGAGCCAGAAGTTGACTATACCAAATCAGACGAAATATTTAGTATGCTTTCGTAGAATGGTGTTATTAGGTCGGCATTATGAACCCACAAGTCAATAGTCAGTTCCAGTCAATCTTGACAGCCGCTAAGGAAAGACGTGGCGATATGTCGATTGACAGCATGATCGTTTCTTCGCATCTTTCGCAGATGCGTACGTTTATCATTCGCAGAGGAATTGAATTCTTTTGCGAGCAGGACTCGTACGGTTCGAGAAAAGAGATGCTAGCCCAGCTAGTCGAAGAGAACATGCTTGAAATGAAGCTCGACAGCATCGTCGACTATTTCCTCTGTGATGGTCAGGGGTTGTTCTACTTCAGACCTGCTGGTGAGTCATACAAGCTCCTTTACTTTCCTAAAGATAAGTATCGTGCCTATAGAGATCAATCGGGTGATCTTGAGTTTGTAGAACTTTGCTACAGCTTCAATGTGAAAGGCAGGGGCTTTGCTGACCCTATGGCAAACCCTGACGGTAAAGGGGGTAAGAAGAAGTATATCCGTCTCAAGGTTTTCAAGGACAGAATCGAACAGACAGTATCGAATGAGAAGATTGAGTTTGACAATGAGGACAGACAGTTGTCTTCCGCTATGCCTGGCACGACAGAAGTACTAACAAACAGTCTTGGTTTTATCCCTGCTGTAGAAGTGTTCAACCATATGGACTGTACTGGGGAGTCCACCGGTAGTGGTGAGTTTGACTGGCTCGCCCACCAGATCCTGTATCACGAGGAGCTAGTAAAGAACATTCGAAAGAACATCAAATTCTTCGGTAATCCAACGCTCGTCTCAAGTCGACCAAAGCATGATCTGATCGAGGCTGGTGACGAGACTGCATTCCGACCAACGATCAGTAGTCAGGCAGGCTTTGCTGCAATGTCGCGGCCTAGTAGCCGGGTCAGTGAACCGTTTGGTGGTGCATCTCCACTTGACGGCCAGATCAAGGTCCCGAGGGTGATTGCCAACCTTGAGCCCACAGACCGGGTCTCTTACATGACTCCCGACTCTGTGAGTGGTGATCAGAATCTCTACGTGCGCCAGTACAGGTCCGAAATTCGTCTAGCCCTGGGCGGCGTTGACGATATTGACATCGGCACCGCTAGTACTGCTTATGAGATCAAAACCCTCTACGGACGGGTAGCAGCAACTGCTGAGAAGAAGGCGCGAGCGTTATTTACGTTTGGACTGTGCAAGCTGTTCAGCATGATCATTCAGCACGAGGAGTTCTTGTTCCAAGAATCCTTTGCGATAGCCTTAGGTTTACAGAAACCTGACATCCCTCTGCGTGAAGACTTTGAAGGAGATGAGGAAGCATATACCGTTGCTGTAGAAGATTATAAAAAGGCTGAGCAGAAGTTTCTCAAGAAACGCAATGATGAGTTCCGTGTTAGACTTGAATCAGGTGAAATGCCACCAGGAGTTGTTGGATTAATACCGGACGGCACAACAAGAGTATCTTGGCGCTGGACTGGGGAGGTGTTTGAAGAGAGCACTGACGACATTCTCAATAACAGTATTGTCGTTCGAAATCTCCAGGAACTAGGTGTCGACTCTATCGAAGCTCTTCGGTATTTGTTCCCTGGAAAGACCGATGAAGAACGAGCTGCAATGCTCAGCGGATTCCCATTCAGGATGGTCCAACAGACCCAACAGTCATTTAATCAGTTTATTGGATTGCTAGGCAGTCTTTATCAACTACCCCACCCTCAGATTCCAGATCAACCATTGGCATCTGATCCGAATCTTGATATCACAGGATTCTTATATCGCAGTCTTGAGTTTTTACGCAAGGAGTTAAGTTACAGTGGAAAGTACAAGCCCTCAAGTGATGAGCTCGCCCCAAGCAAGCTCTCCGATGCCGACCGCAAGCGTGCCCGCATCGGTCGCAAGCCCGCAGACGAGCGCCCCTTCGACCTACCAGGCGTCACCCCAGGTTCAGGCACCAGCCCCTCAGTACCAGGCGTCGGCCCCGGTAGCGCAGCCTTCGGAGGGGAATCCATGGCAGCAGGCATTCCAGGCGCTCAGCCAAAGCCTGAATACCAGCAGCCCGTCCCAATTCCAGGGTCCACCATCGGCGTACCAGACGCCTACGCCTCAGGCGGTTACCCCGGCAGCATGGGGTTCGGCACCGCAGCAGGCACCAGCCCAGTATTCGGCAGCCCCGACTTATCAGCCGCAAGCTACCGCGCAGCAGCTGGCAGCCCTCCAGTCAATGCAGGCGCAGCAGCAGGTCGCCCAGCCAAGCGCACCCCAGGCCGCACCCGCGCCCAAAGGTCGTGACAACTACCTGAAAGGTATCTCTAACGAGAGCCTCGAAGTTCTCCAGCACTTCGGTCCTGAGGCTCCTGTTCTGCTGAACAACTATGCCTGTGCCGTCGAGGATGCACTGATCGAGCAGGTCCAGCGTGGCCAACAGATGCAGAACGTCATTCAGGCTGCAGGTGAAGAGCGTGGAGCACTGCGCACCATGCTGACCAATCCGGACGTCCTTGCTGATTACGTCAACGAGTTCTACGGTCCCAACGGTCCTTACCCGACCGAGCTGCCTCAGGAAACTGCTGAGCGTCAGCAGCAGGAAGCTCGTGCTCAGTTCGAGCAAGAGATCATTGCTCAAGAGCGCAATGCCGTTCCTCAGAACTTCCAGCGTCCTCAGATGGACATGCCTACTCCTGGTAGGTCTGCTGCAGCTGCACCCACTGACTTCTGGGGCAGCTTTAGCGACATGATGGACAGCTCTCCCGAGAAGGCCTGGCAGTATCTGGCTCAGGCACCTCAGGGCATGTTGCAGACCAAGATGCTGATTCAGGACAACTGATAAGCAGTGAGGGGGAGTTTCGCGCTCCCCCTACAATAGATATATAGATAGAGCTGAAGAATGAATCACCTAGCACAGAATCATTTAAACGCATCAACAGCAATGCGCGGTAATCCTGGAATGCTGCGAGAACTCGCACCTTCTATGCCCAACGCTGTAGTGCCTGGGGCCAACGCAGCTGGCAATCTGCAACAAGTCCTAGTTCCTCAGCAAGCCGCAGTCAATTCACAGCAGAATCTGACAAGCGCTCTGCATCAACGTCCAGCTGAGCAAATGGGCGAGATGCGTGTGGCGCAACAGCAAGCAAATGACCAGGATCGTCTGAATGCATTTCTAGACCAGCAGATGGCTTATTCAGGTTTGTTGAATGCTAATAATGCACCAACCATTTATGCGATGGGTGGCGGACAGCAGGCTGCTCAACAGCAATTGCAAATGGACGGTATGCAACAGGCAATGCTCCAAATGAAGCCTGTCTGATAATTGATAGAAATTAGATACAATTAAATTATCTACGAAATAGTGTCGTGAGAATAGCCGGGCGCGAAGGATTATCTGATCCGGAGATTTTTCAGACTATCTTCAAGCACCTTAAATCTGACGGTGTACCGGACCAGGCTGCGAACCATATTACAGCTGAGATGGTGACCGAGGGAACTGACTTCGACAGTTCAATCGAGAATTACGAGCGGTACTTCGCGAATTATAAAGAGAAAGGATATAACGAGCACGCTGCTCAAGCGATGGCTGTCGAGGCTATGGAAGGTCGGCAGGAACCCCCTGAAGAAAGTATTCGATTTGCACGAATCTATGGGTTGCCTGATGACGAAATGTTGATCTAGAATCAGGAAGGAAGAAGACAGGTATATGGCTCAAGCATCAATTTCGACTGATTCCGTTCGCGCATACCTGCGTGACATCGGCAGGATTCCTCTCCTGACTAACGAGGAAGAGATCACACTGGGGCGCAAGGTCCAGCGCCTCATGCAGCTGGAGGATATCCGGAAGCGGCTTACCAAGCAGTACGGACATGAGGTCGATGATGCCGAGGTGTGTGCTCACACTGAGGACAAAGACTGGAAGACAACGCGCCGTGAGTTTAGGGAAGGTCGTAGGGCCAAAGAGACGATGGTGACAGCGAACTTACGCCTAGTTGTCAGTGTCGCCAAGAAGTATACGAAAAGGAATATGGAGCTTCTTGATATCATTCAAGAAGGGACCATCGGATTAGTTCGAGGTGTCGAAAAGTTTGACCCGTCTCGTGGCTATAAGTTTAGTACTTATGCTTATTGGTGGATTCGCCAAGGGATCACGCGGGCGATTGCGGAGAAGAGCCGTGCTATTCGTCTCCCCATCCATATCACGGAAAATCTGAACAAGCTTAAGAAGGCACAGAGGGACCTGGCCCAGAAGAACGGATATATGCCAGACGTGTTCGAGCTGGCCAAGGAGCTGGGCCTAAACGTGGAAGAGATCAAGGACCTGCTGTGCAAGGGGCGACACCCAGCATCACTTGAAGTCAAGGTCGGGGAAAACCATGACACATCCCTGATCGATCTCCTTGAGGATGAAACCCAGTTACCTGATTACTTGCTTGAGCGCATGTTTGTTAAAGAAGAGTTCGAGGATATGTTGTATCGCTTGCCTGATATTCAATCGGCAATTATTGAAATGCGTTATGGAGTAGGCGTGGATAGCAAAGAGCCTATGACAATGACTGCTATTGGTCAGACCCTAAATATGAGTAGGGACAGGGTGCGGACTTTAGAGAACAAAGCTCTTCAGACGATTAAGGAAATGGCGCAAAATATCAAGGAATACATTTAATACAATGAAGGAAAAGGTCTTGGTAAATGGATGTCAATAATCAAGTTCTAACCTTTGTAAACACTTATGGGGGTAGTGAGAACACATCCCCTGGGCAGTTAGCTGCAAGTAAAGCTCTCAACTATGCTGTAGGCCCTTCTATGGGCAATCCAGTTGTGGAGCTGGTGAAGGGAATCCCTTTCACCATTAAGCTCAAGGGTGAGTTGGGAATGAGCGGGGTAGAGAACCTGTACGTCAAGGTCAATATGGACGTTAGTAGCCTTAGCTCTGAGGGAAACCTGCTTGATGCAAATAACTGGGTACAGGCCAATATCTTTAATGACAATACGGTCTATGCGAATTGGACAAACGCAGACTGGGATAGAACCGACTCGGACATTGATCCCAGTGGTAACTACACAGCTGCAGAGGTCTCGACCGGTCTATACGTTTTAGACGACCCGCACGTAGGCATACAGCTGACTGACAAAGGAACGGGCAACGTCTATAACGACAACTGGATCGACGCCAGGCTGTACACGTCAGAACGAGAGGAGCATCCATACGATGATATGTTTGTCAGAGGGTATGGCAGCTTCTATATCGGTATCCATGCGCGTAGTACACGACGGTATGAGTACAACGTTGAGTGCTTGATTGGTTCCGACTACAAGGACCTGGACGACTTGACCGCAGAAGAGCGTTCGAAGGTGGCCCGTCTACACGGCGACGACTATGTCGTTGGTGGATCGCAGGGGAGCGTCTGACGCATAGGGCTTGTTCTTGTTAGAGACCTTGACCCACCTTAGGTTTGAAGCCGAGCAGTTGGTGCGGTCGCCATCGATGAACTGCAGGATCGAATTATGTGATGAGCGCCCAGGCGGTGTAGGTGGATGGCCCACGAATGCCAGGGCCACAAGCTTGTGCACGTATGCAGAGAGATTCTTACCTCGCCCAATGCGCTGGGTAAGGTTGACGGTGGGATATCCGTTTAGTCTGCTGCGTGGCTTGAGTATACGATCCGCTCCACCCTTGGTGCTCTTCACCTCTCCGTCACAGCTCACGTAGTACTCAATGCAGCACTCGTAGCCTGGGAGGGTGTGGATCGGCACCCACTTGGTGTTGTCGATGAAAGTATGTGCCATAAATTATTGGGGTACTTACTTTATGGTAACAGGAAAATACGTATTATCAAGGTATGAGCTAACTACTGCTCATATAACCAATTAGCTTAGGAGTTGTCATCCCATGTGGATCGATAGAGTGAAAGCTCTCCTGTCGATCGAAAACCGGGTGAATTCAGGGAAGCCGTAGCGTATAGACGACGGTAATCCTGAGCCAAGCCAATCACGACCTTGATTGGAAGGTGCAGAGACTACTGGGGGCATCAAGCGTGATGCGTAAT